AACGCGCTTATCAGGGAGCTTGAGAACCGCCCCAGCGTCATGAACTTCACGCCTCAGAACAGCGGCGCATGGACGCCTCCGAAGTACACGCCACCGCCGCCGGCAAAAACAGGAGGATCATCAGCGCGGGATACGGCAGCAAGAGAAGCAGAGCGGGAGCGTAAAGCGGTGCAGGACCTTCTTGCCGATCTCCAGCTCGAATATGACATGATCGGCAAAACCGAGGCCCAGAAGGCCAAGATGAATGCGCTCCGTCAGGCAGGTGCCGCGGCTACGGTAGAGGAGCAACTGGCGATCATGCAGAAGGTCGACGCAATCTATCAGGAGACCGACGCATACGACCGGGCAAAGGAAGCGGCGAGAGAAGCCAATGACGCGGCGCGGGACTTCGCTGGCACGTTGGTAGACGGAATGCTCAATGGGGCAACCGCCGTTGAGACGCTTGGCAACGCCCTTAAGAACCTCGCAAGTAGACTTCTTGATAGCGGGCTGGACGCTCTTTTCGGTGGCGGGAAGGCAGGTGCCGGTGCGGGCGCCATGTTCGGAACGGTGATCAAGGTGAGGTTCGCAGCATGAGCGGTTTTGTAGCAGCCAGATATGAAGACAGGGTCGAGGTAGTCACTGACGGCGCGATCTATCAGGACGATGGCACGCTGTTGTCGATCGAACGGAAGATGCACGTTTCGAGGGTTGCCCCCCTCGTGGTGACTGGTCGCGGATATAACATCCCTTTGGTCGCTAAAGTCATCACCGGCATTGCGGACGCATGCGGATCGTTCGATGACACGATTGACCGCCTCTATCGGATACTCGAAGGCAGAAAGGGCACCACGGTTAGAAATGAAGCCGAATTTCTCATCGCTGGCCTTTCAGAGCGTCATGGGCCGGTACTCCTGCACTTTGCGACATTGCAGATAGATGGCTACCCGGAAGCATGGACGATTCAGGACCTGGGCGACAGCGTCATCGCAGCAGGATCCGAGATGCCGCCGCCTGAGATTTACGAGGGGCGAGAGTTCAAAGATTTCGGGCCCGACATCCTTAAGCTGGCGCGAAAGCAAAAGGGTCTCAACCCCGCTAGACCAGAGCTACCGCCTGTTTATGGCATTGGCGGCCGCATAGATCACACCGTTGTCACGAACTCCCAGATCGTTGTCGAGTGCGTTCATCGGTGGAGCGACACCATTGGTGAAAAGATCAACCCATCCTTGGACACGCGCGCGGCATGATCACCGAAATCGAGATCGAGGGAGTCGGCACTTACCGGCTCCCAAACATGTGGCAGGAAGCGCGTATCCGACGCATCGCCAACAAGGACAATCGCGCCATTGCTCCCTACGCCTTCGGGATCGGGATGACGCTACAGCAGTTCAAGGCGCTGCCGATCGAGACACAGCAGGAAGTTCGAAAAGCCTATCTGGCTCTGACATCGCCGGCAAACCATCCCAAGCCGGTCAATAACGTTCAGCGCCAGTCATCCGATAAAGCGTCTCGCTAAACGGCATGGTGATCAGGACTTTCCCATCTTGTCCTATTCCAGCCAACACGCCGGCGGCGCAGAAGTTGTTCCCCGGTTTCCCGTCACGGGCGCAAATCGCCTGAGGGCTATCAAGCAGGTTGAGATATGGGGCATTCGCGACGATCAGCGTTCCCGACGATAGACCAACTTCGCTATTTTCAGCCGTGACGACTACGCGCAGCCCGCCCAGCCATACACCCAGCCCGAGCAGCACAACCAGAATGCCCGCAGGCAGCCATATCGATTTCATGAGAATCCCCCTATTTGTGGCGGAAATCTAAAGGACTGACGATGAAACACAAGGCAGTCGAAAGCCTCGTCCCGCTCGACGCCGAGCGCCCTCCGTTGTCTGGCAGAGGATCAACCCGCGATGCTTGGCGTGCATGGGCGGTGCGGGTTTCCATCGCAAACCGCGAACTGGCCGAATGCATTGATTTGCAGGTGGCGGCTATCGCAGAACGAGACGCCGAAATCGCCTACCTCAAGAGCAAGCTTCGAGATCGACAGCCGAAGGGCAGCAAGAGCCCGCTTCCGCAGACATCGATAGATCGGATCGAGTTTGATCTCAGGCATGGCAATTCAACCCGCTCCATAGGCAAGCGGTATGGCGTATCCGCGATGACCGTGCAGCGGATCAAGAAGCGGATGGAAGCGCGAGAGGCTGAAAGTGTAACACTTGCCGATGATACATAATCCGCAGCGTACCCAGACGCGCCCCGCAAAAGCCGCACAGCGCCACAGGGAGACCCGCACACGCGCATTCTAGTGTGCGGTGAGCAATCATGCATCCGAGGCTTAGAAAACGCCTCAGTGACGCGCTGTGGCAGTCGCGCAGACGCAAGCCGTCACCCTTTGGCGAGGGTGGTGCTTGTCATGTCTGGCAAATCAGGTATTTTGTCCGTGGGCGTAGAAACCCGGACCAGTGATAGGCAAGTCGGACAATTGGCGTTGTCCCCTTGTTGAAGCGTGAGACCTTTGGCGAGGTCAACAGCGCAGTGGATGCGCCTTGGCGGGCGTTCCAACTCGGCCACCAATATGGCCGGGGGCGAACGCTATGTCCAGAGGGTTTCCCTTAAAATCGTTCGGCTTGTCTCACTGGCAAGTTTCTACCCCCCGGCTGCCGGTCCGCCACCGGCACTAGGAACGCTCGATCGTAGAAACTCGAGCGCTCCCCGGACGTAGAAATCCGGTTTCACCAGTGAGCACGAACATGGAAACCTATCCCGATATCGTAAGACGCGACGGCACGCTCTTCTTTGCGTGCGCTGACAATGATCGCGCAGCAATTTCAACCTCAATCGAACGCCTTATCGACCTCCTGGACGCCTTGGACGGCGACCCTGATCTAGAGCCATACCTTGCAGACACACAAGGCGTGGGAGGGGTAGGCAGCGCCGACGATCGAGAAGGCGATGACGCGGACCTAGAGCCGTCTTGTGGATGGTCCGCCAGCGAAGCAGCCTACGGCATTTATGACGGCCCTGTCTCCGGCGAGGAGGAGGAAGAAGAGCCTTCCGGCTTTGGTGATGTGGAAGGAATGCACGAAGACATGAGCGGCGAACCGTCGCTTGGCTGGACGAACCATATCGACCAGACGAAAGCGCACATGACGCATAACGTTTGGTTTGTCGAAGATGGCGAGCACGATCTGGCCACCTGCGGCAATGGCACTGGATGGCAGAAAGGTGAGCCGCTAGAGGAATCGGAAGATGAGCGAGAATGGGACCCTTCCGAAGCTGGCATAGCTGACGCTGACGCTCTCCACGACTTCGAGACTACTTCTCAGATGACCGCGGCTCAGGCCGGATTGATCTTCGATGGATCGGGATTTGAGCAAGCCGAAGCCATGATCAGAGCCGGTCACCTTTGCCGCGCTGAACAGGCTTTGCACTAATCGGCCAGCCCCGGCTGCGTCTGTGGCCGGGGTTCACCAATCGGAAGGGAATACCAATGGCAAGCGTTGCAAAAAGAGAGTGGACGCACAAAGGGCAATCGAAATCGGCGTGGATTGTCCGCTATGTCGATAAGTCGGGCCATCACAGGCAAAAGACGTTTGAGAAGAAAAAGGACGCCGAGGCTTACCGCGCCCGCATCCAGTCGGATATCACGGCTGGCTTACCAACACCCGGCAACGGATCAATGACAGTTAAGGACATAGCAAAGGAGTTCCTAATCACCCGCAAAAGGATGGTCGATGATGGGGAACTGTCGCGATCCACCTATGTTCGGGAAGACGCGCATTTGATGATGCACATTGTCCCGATGATTGGATTGGCCAAGCTCCGAGATCTCGATACCAGTTACATCGACAAGTTCATGTCCGATCTGCGGCGCAAGCGGGTAAAGTGGAAGGACGCCGCGCTGTCAGCATCCACAGTGAAGCAGGCCGTTCGAACATTGGCCGCCGTCATTGATTACGCCAAGCGCCGAGGGCACGTGCATCAAAACGTGGTTCGCGAAGTCAGCAACTGGAACGAAAACCGCATGACAGCGCGCGTTAAAATTCGGACGTTCCAGCCCGACGAGGTTCGCCATTTGATGCAGACGATTGAAATTCGACGTCGGTGGCAGCACGATAGAAGCATCGCCCTTACAAGGGGCATGCTGTATCTCGGAGCGTTCTGCGGCCTTCGCTTCGGAGAAATTGTGGGTCTCACGATGGATAGGATAGACTTCAATCGGAAGCTTATCCTTGTAAGGCAATCTATGGACCGCTGGAACAACCTGAAACAGCCTAAGACGGCAGCAGGTGTCAGAGACGTTCCAATGCCGCCCGGTGTCGAGTGGGCGCTCTTGGAATGGATCAGGCTAGCCAACGTTCAGGCAGGAGCGTTGGTGTTTACGACCAAGGCCGGCAAACCTATGACGAAAGAGCCGTTTCACCGCGACATCTGGAGGCCAGCATTGGACGCGGCCGGTCTAGGCGTAGACGAGAAGGGCGAGCGTTTCCATTTTCACGCGCTTCGACACTTCTTCGCGAGCATGATGATACAGCGCCGCATGTCTCTCACAGACACAGCCCAACTGATGGGACATGCGACGTTCGACATGACCCTTCAAACCTATGCCCATCCCATCGTTGATGCGCACTGGCGCCATAGCACTGTGGCGCAAATTGCGGGTGACCTAATCCCCGCTCAAAAGACACCAGTTGCGCAAGAGTTGCGCATAGACGCCTAAACCTCTGAAAAATATAGCTTAGGACATCCTGCGCGAGGCAGGGGTTCCGAAAAGCATGGCTGTTGCGATCGCCTCGCATGGCTATGCCAAGGCCATTCGGAGTGATTCCGAGGGCGATAAGGCGAATGACACGGCTGCGTTCCTGAAAGCTCTGCGAGCCAGCTAATCCCCAACATCGCTCTTAGGAGATAACCATGAGCAACGAAAACAAGTCGGTGGCCGATCTCGCCGCCGAGATCAAGGCCGAGCAGCGCCAGGCGGTTGACGCTGTCAAGGCGATTGCCGAGGAAGCCCTTGGCAAGGCGAAGTCCGGCGAAGAACTGACTGCCTCCCTCAAGGAGAAGGCCGACGAAGCCCTTCTGAAGATGAACGGCCTGACCGAGCAGATGGCCGAGCTCGAGCAGAAGATGGCCCGCGGCGGCAAGGGTGGTGACGATCCCGCAAAAACTCTCGGCGAGCAGTTCGTTGAATCGGAAGGCTTCAAGTCCTTTCAGGACAGCAAGTTCTCCAAGAGTGCTCGCGGCGCTGACTTGAAGGTGAAGGCAACGCTGACGTCGGCAACGACTGATGCTGCCGGCTCCGTTGGTGACGCAATCGCCAATACTCGCCTGCCTGGCATCCTTCCGCTGCCCCAGCGCCGTCTCACCGTTCGCGACCTGCTTTCGCAGGGCCGGATGGACGGCAACACGCTGGAATATGTGAAGGAAACCGGCTTCACCAACAACGCGGCTGGTGTCGCCGAAGGCGCTCTGAAACCTTCGTCCGATCTCAAGCTCGATCTGGTGACGACGTCGGCCAAGGTGATCGCCCACTGGATGAAGGCATCCAAGCAGGTTCTGGACGATATTTCGCAGCTTCGCTCGATGATCGACCAGCGCCTCCTCTACGGCCTCGCCTATGTGGAAGAAAACCAGCTGCTGAACGGCGATGGCACCGGCCAGAACCTGAACGGTATCATTCCGCAGGCAACCGCCTATTCGGCGCCGATCACTCTGACTTCTCCGACCAGCATCGACATGATCCGTCTGATGATGCTGCAGGCGGCGCTGGCCGAATATCCGTCCACCGGTATCGTGATGCACCCGAGCGATTGGGCGTGGATCGAGACGCTGAAGGACACCACCGGCCGCTACATCATCGGCAATCCGCAGGGCACCATCAGCCCGACGCTGTGGGGCCTGCCGGTCGTGGCAACCCAGGCGATGACGGTCGACAAGGTTCTCGTCGGTGCGTTCAAGCTCGGCGCCCAGGTGTTCGACCGCTGGGATGCCCGGATTGAGGCGGCCTACGTCGATGACGACTTCATTCGCAACCTGATCACGATCCTTGCGGAAGAGCGTCTTGCTCTGGCGGTCTATCGTCCTGAAGCCTTCATCTACGGCGATTTCGGTCGCGTGACCTGATCGGCTTCGGCTCATCAAGGAGGGCAGCTTCGGTTGCCCTCTCTATGAACCGAAGGAGAGCCATCATGAAAACCTATGAAGTCCTTCGCCAGCACTTCGGCGACAAGATGTACATGCCGGGAGACACCCGCGAAGCCGCGCAGGGCGAAGTGCAGCACCTGATCAATAACGGCGTTCTGCGCGAGACGAAAGCCAAGGCTGATCCCGCGCCGTCGAACAAGGCCGAGAAGGCCGCCCCGAAAAACAAGAGCGCTTGATCCATGCACCGTCCCGTCCGCGTTACTGCGCCAGAAGCGCTGCCAGTCTCTCTCGAAGAGGTGAAAAAGGCCCTGCGCGTCGACAGCGCGGATGATGACGAGATGCTGACAAGCCTCATCCAGTCCGCGGTCGACCACTACGAAGGCTGGACTGGCGTGCTGGGCATCTGCCTTGTCGAGCAAACCTGGCGCCAGACATTTGACAGGTACGAGCAGTGCCTGCGGCTTCCGCTCGGTCCAGTTATCGCAGTGGACGGCCTCAAGACGCGCGACAATGCCGGGGCAGAGACGGATATCCCAGCGGCCGACTATGCCGTCGAGACGGATGCCGCCGGCCGATCATATGTTCGGTTCGTGGATGGCTTCACAATGCCAGGTGACGTTGCGCCGCGTTTCGCAATCTCGATCCAGTATCGCGCTGGCTGGCCTATCTTAGACGACAAGCCGACTGTCCCGGCCGACATTCTCACCGCCATCATCGCCCGCGTCCAGATCGGATATGAGCAGACTGCAACCGATGCCGGCCAGACAATCGCTAACATGGAACGCGCCCTTATTGCCAAGTGGCGCCGACCGTTGCTGTAGGAGGCCCAGATGGCAAGAATCCGCTTTAAGCACGATTATGACTACAAACCCACACCCCAGAGCACAATCGGCTACAAGGCGGGCTGGGAGGGCACTGTAAGGCGCGAGTGCGCGGAAGAAGCCGTCGCCGCCGGTAAGGCGGAATGGGCCGGAAAAGACGCGGAGGCAAAGCAGGATGGCGAAGCCGAGATCAGCCGGTGATCTGTTCCACCGTGTCGCATTCGACAAGCGCGAAGAAATAGACCGGGGAGATGGCGTCTTTGTTGGTCAGTGGGTCGAGCAGTTTCAGGTCAGGGCAGGCTTTGCGCATTTGCGCGGCGGCGAAAGCGTCATGGCTGACCGCCTTCAAGGGCAGCACACACAGGTCATATTCGTTCGTTCGTCTTCGCAGACACGGTCAGTGGATACGGACTGGCGGGTGAGGGATGCCCGAACTGGAATAGAGTTCAACATCCGCGACGTGACGCCCACCAATGACCGGCAGTGGCTTGATTTCCTCTGTCAGAGCGGCGTGGCAAGCGGATGAAGGTCAAAGCGAAGTTCCTCAGCCGTGAAAAGACAATGCGGCTGCTCAACGATATCGTGCCTGAAGCAGAGAAAGAGTTGGCAAAGGCGCAGATCGAAAGCGCGCAGTCACTCGCAGGGAAGATCAAGCCGCGCGCGCCGGGGCCTCGAACCGGAAAATATCAGGCCAGCATCCAGGCTGATCTATTGGCCAACAGGCCGAAAGAGCGCTCGGTTGGCGGGAATGGCCTGAACAACCAGACCAAAGACCCGAACGCGACTGGCGTTTTTGCAGATTTCATCTGGCGCTTCCTAGAGTTTGGCACCGTGAAAATGGCCAAGCGGCCGCACATTTTCCCGACGTATCGCCAAGAGCGACCGAAGATCAAACGAAAGATGGCAGCGGCTGTCCGCAAGGCCGTTCGCAAGGCAAAAGGCTAATCATGGCTTCTCCCTCGTATGAGCTTCAGGTGGCTATTGTCACGCGCCTGAGGGCGACACCGGCTGTTTCCGCGTTGGTCGGGAACAGGATTTACGATCAGGTGCCAGATGGTGCGGTGTTCCCTTACATAACAATCGGCCCAGCTGACGAGACCAGTGATGATGCTGATTGCATCGATGCGTTCGAACTATCGATCGACATCGACGTCTGGTCTCGTGACCCCGGCTTCATGCAGAGCAAGGTTATTAGCGATGCGGTTCGCAAAGCACTCAAGTCTCCGGACCTGGAGCTGCCGACAAACGCTCTTGTCCTTTTCAATCACCGCCAAACCAGATCTTTCCGAGACGAGGATGGCTTGACCTCGCATGCCGTGATGACCTTCGAGGGCATCGCGGAACAACCATAGAGCTTTCTGCGCCGTCAGGGTCATGCTATAAAAAGCAAACCCGCCGAGCATCTCACCTCTCGACGGGTTCTAACCAACCCGACCTGCTGAGAGGATCGAATGGCTGGACTTCAAGATAACTGTAAATGCATCGGGTGCCTAGACCGCAAGCCTAGGTCAAAGGCCGCAAAGTATTGCGCTGAGTGTCATATTGAAGCCGTTAAAAGGAATAGACGAGAAAGCGCCGAGAGGAAGCGCAGGGACGCTGGTATATTACCCCTAAAGGGTTCGTTTGTCCGCTGTGTCTCCTGTGAATTAGATGTCCCACGCGGCAGCATGTCGCAACTTTATTGTAAGCCGTGCGCCGCTAAATCCGCAGCGATATCATCATCAATTGCGAAGCGTGAATATGAAAAGCGGAATCCCAGGAAAAGGGATAAGCCGACCGATAAAGAGCGGCAAAAAAGGTGGGCGGAGAAGAATAGGGACAAGCTGCTTTCTCGAAGCAGAGCGTATAACGAGAAAAATAGAGAAGACATAAACAGGAAGTCACGAGAGCGACTAGCGAGACCAGAGACCAAAGAGAAACGAAGAGAAATAGACCGTCGCTATCGCTCGCATCCCAAGCAGCGCGTTGATCAGCGGATGAAGACCGGTATCCGAATAGCTCTAGCTGGAAAAAAAGCCGGAAGATCGTGGGAGAAACTTGTCGGATATTCGTTAGATGACTTGATCCAGCATCTGGAGAGGCAGTTTACCAAAGGTATGTCGTGGGACAATATTGGTGAATGGCATATCGACCACATAAGGCCGAAGGTAAGCTACGATTACAACACTGCCGACGACCCGGAGTTCCGGGCGTGTTGGGCTCTCAGCAATTTGAGGCCGCTGTGGTCTCTAGAGAATAGACAGAAGCATGCGCGAATGACCTACCTTCTGTAGGTGACGTGAAGAGATAAGATTCAACCGAAGCCGCTCTCAATGGGCGGCTTTTTTTATGGAGAATTAGCGTGGCAAAGGCGACAACGATTAAATCAGGCAAATTTCGGATTTTGCTTGGCGAGGCCGGCGTAAGCCCAATTGTTTACACCGCTCCATGCGGGTTTACGCAACGATCAATGACCTTGAATAAAGGTCTAGAGGAAGTGAACATTCCCTCGTGTGACGATCCTGACTCTGTAGATTGGGTGGGGCGAGACGCAACGTCCCTCTCGATGTCGATTTCAGGAGAAGGCGTGCTCGCGGAGGAAAGCGTTGAGACATGGGTAGACGCATTTGACAGCGTGGATTCAATCCCTGTCAAAGTGGAACTTGAATTCCCGCTCAAGACGTACACTTGGACCGGGTACATGCACCTGGAGAGCCTCGAGTCGGGGGTTGCCAACGCCGGTCGCGCCACGCTTAATGTCTCGATGCAAAGCGACGGCGAAATGGTCCGCACTGTAACCCCGGTTACGCCATAATGAGTCGCGACGGTTCATGCGAACTGGCCTTCAATGGCCAGATGACGCCGTTCAAGCTTTCGTGGCGCGAACTGATGAAAATCCAGGAGGCCTGTGACGCTGGCCCCTATTTAGTCCTCGACAGGTTGCTTACGGGTCGCTGGCGCCTTCAGGACATTTCAGAGGTCATCAAGTGGGGCCTGATTGGCGCAGGGATGGACCAACAGGCGGCCATCAAGATCGTCATTTCGGAGGTCGAGGGACGCCGCCCGCTAGAAAACCTCGTCATTGCCCAGACAGTCCTCGGCGCTGGCGTGGTGGGGTCGCCGGAGGAAGATGTCGGAAAAAAATCGGGGGCGGCAAATCAGGCAAAGCGGAAGCCCCGCTCCCAAACGGGAAAATAAGGTTTGCCGCCATTATCGCAAACGGCATTGCGATGGGAATGTCACCTCACCAGGTGATGTCTCTCTCCGTTTTTGAGTATCTTGCCGCACTGGACGGGTTCATTGAGATGAATGACCCAGAAGGCGACAAGAAGCTCTCTGAGACTGAAAAAGACGATCTTTTCGAGTGGCTACAGTCGACGTGATATCACTTCACAATCTTCTCGGCCTTAAGCTGTTGCTGATAGGTGATGTAACCGTTGTCCCGGCACCAGTCTCTTAGCCTCTTCGCGGCTCCCAACTGCCAGCCAATCTGCTCATTGATCGATTCCTTGCACACCTCCACTTTCTTTTGCTCGCTGTCGCCAGCGGCGGGGATGGGGGGAGGCGTGCGTTGCTGGCTCATCGATGGGGATTGGCTGGCAATCAAGACAGCAATAGCGATTGCGTATTTCATGAGGTCTCCCGGTGGCTACTGATAACGAACAGCTTGTTCTTAGCATCAGCGCGGACGTGCGCCAAATTCAGCGGCAGCTGAAGGGCTTAGTGGGGCAAACCCAGCGGGACACAAAGGCGATAGAAAGCGCGTTTGGCGGCATCGACAAGGCGGCTTCCGGTGCGTTTAACAACGTGGCGGCGAACTCGAACCGCGCCTTCACGACCGCGGAACAGGGCGCCCGTCGCTATCAGAACGCCATGCGGGCCTCAACCGTGCAGACGTCTAACCTGGCGGCTCAGTTGAATGACATCGGCGTGCAGTTGGCCGGCGGGCAATCTCCGTTTCTGATCGCCCTTCAGCAGGGCACTCAGATCAATCAAGCGTTGGGCTCCGGCGTCGGGGCCAGAGGGGCGGTTTCCGCTCTTGCGGGCGCGTTCACCTCTCTGTTGAACCCCGTATCGTTGGCAACCATCGCAATTATCGGCCTCGGTGGCGAAGCAATCCAGTATTTCACCACGCTGCTCTCCAACGGGGAGAAATCTGCAGAGGTGCTAGAAAAGCAGGCGGAGCTTATCCGAAACATCGCCAAGGAATGGGGTGACACCATCCCGGCGATCCGCGAATATGCTGATGAATTGGAGAGGGCGCAGAAAATAGCTGCTCTTCAGCAGGGAGCGCAAATCATCAACGAGCAGACGCTTGAAGATGTCAAGACGTCCATCAAGGACGCCAGCGTAGAGGTTTCAAATCTCGTCAATGAGCTTCAGACTGCGGGCGAAGAGTCGGATGTAATCCTTTCACTTCAACAGGCATTCAACGAATTTACGTCAGCCGCCAATGATGGGTCATTGAAACTTGAAGATGTCCAGCGTGTTCAGGATGCGCTGTCGGCCGCTATTAACAGCAGCGGTATTCCATCGCTGGACTCGTTTAGAAAGATGTTCGACAACCTGTCGGCATCCGCCCTTGCTGCTGCTGGGAGCGTCCAAAAACTAAATGCTGAAACCGGAGCGGCGACGACAGCGCTGTATCCATCTCAAGGCGCATACGGCGGGGTCGAGAGGTCTGCAGACGGCAATATTCAGAACGGCGGCTTTATGACGCCTGAGAATGGGCCGACGCCGGAACGCCGGCCCTTGATCGAACTTGAAGGCCTGCCGGGGCGAAAGGGCGGCAAGACGCGAGATGCGGCGGCCGAAAAGATCAAGCGCGAAAAAGAAGCCGTAGTAGAGCTGATAGCTCAGCTTCAATTCGAGCAGGATATGATCGGCGCGACGGACGTCGAGCGGGCAAAGGCGAATGCGTTGCGCCAAGCCGGAGCCGTAGCAACGGAGGAGCAGAGAGCGAAGATTGCCGAGTTGGTCGAGCAGACCTATGCGGAACGAGAAGCCATTCTCGCGAGCAAGGATGCTATGCTTGAGCTTCAGGACGCCAGCCGCGATGTCCTTCAGGGCATCGTCTCCGATCTTCGAGACGGGAAAAATGGTGCCGATATCCTCGCCAATGCGCTTGATCGAGTTGCTTCCCGCCTGTTGGATTCTGCCTTTGACGGTCTCTTCAGTGGCGGGCTCGGGAAAGGTGGTTTGTTCGGTGGCAAGCTGATCCCAGGCATCCTGCATTCTGGCGGCATTGCAGGCCGGGACGGCTACGGCCATGGAAGATCCGTGTCGCCTTCGGTATTCGCGGGCGCGCCTCGCTACCACAATGGCGGTATCGCTGGCCTCAAGCCCGACGAGGTGCCGGCGATCCTTCAAAAAGGTGAGCGGATCATTCCTCGAAATGCATCGTCATCCGGGGCGTCTTCCGTCGTCGTCAACTTCAATCCAGTCGTCGACAACCGCGGCGCATCTGTTGAAGCCGTCGCGAGGCAGGAAAAGGCGCTGGCCAAGATGCAGGGCGAGTTGCAAAGCCGCGTTGAGGCCGCCGTTCGGTCGGCTCAGAAGCGAAACGTGAAGTTGGGGTAAGGCATGACAATCACATACCCGCTCCCAACTTCGTTTTTCGACGAGTTCCCAGGCTGGTCGACGGAGTTCAATCTGCTTTGGCGGCAGGAGCAATCGCGCACAGCTGGCGGGCAGACAGTCGTCAAGGACATGGGCTCGCCACTCTGGCAGATGACGGTGCAATCGCGCTCGATGAAACCGAACGAACTGGACTATTGGCGTGCGCGGCTCACGAGCTTGGAAAACGGGCTCAAGACGTTCCGCGCATTCCCGAAGTCTCGCTGTTTCCCGGTGGCGTATCCAAACGGCAGTTGGCCGACCGGTGGCTCATTCTCCGGGGTGGCGCAAGTGGCTTCGATTGCGAGTAACCGCAAGGCTATATCGCTATCCGGCCTTCCTGCTGGCTACAAGGTTTCGGTTGGCGATTACATCCAGATCGGCAGCAAAGACCTGCATATGGTGATGGAGCCCATGACGGCCAGCGCAGGCGGTGTGACGACGCAGTTTGAGGTTCGTCCCCATCTGTGGCCGGGGGTAGTGGCGCCTGTCGCCGCCACGCTGGTCAAGCCTTCCTGTGTCATGGCGATCGTGCCTGGTTCGATTTCAACAACTGCCGACATGGCAACGGGCCGTGGGACGGTCACGTTCCAAGCGATTGAAGCGAGATGAGTAGTGGTGAGGGATGGTGAAGTGATGGCTGAAGATATGATTGAACGGGTGGCTAGGGCAATCTGCATCGCTTCTGGGCTTGACCCCGACAGGCCATTCTCATCCTCAAACTACAGCAAGGAAACGGAGCCTCAGGAGTTCGCATGGCATGAGTTCCTGCCTGAGGCCCGCGCGGCTATCAACGCGATGCGGGAACCGACCAGAGCCATGCATGAAGCCGGTCTGGCGACGACGGGCATGCCGAGCAACACCTATCGCGACATGATCGACGCCGCACTGGGCAAATAACCCGACACCCACGTAGGTCAAAATGAGAAACATCTCAGCAGAAAACCTTGCTGCGCTTGAGGCGCGGCAGCTGGTGGCGCGCGACTTCCTCTGGTTTGTTGCGCGCGATCGAGCGACCGGTGCGCCGGTCACCGATGGTATGTGGTCGGATGTCGGCAACGTGTCAGCCGCCGTCGTGCATCCGGACACAGGACTGCCGGTCACGCGTGACTGGTACGGCTCCGGCACGCTGGTACAGATTGATGACATTCCACTCGTCGCCAACCTGTCGGTCCAGAACGTTAATATCCGCCTGTCTCAGGTAAGTGAGCACGTGCAGACGCTGGTGAGGCAGTATGATTGCCGTCAGGCCCGCGTCGAGATCTACCGAGGCTTGTTCGATCCGGATAGCCGCCAGATGGTGGCGCCGGCGGAATGCCGGTTCGTTGGCTTCGTGGATACCATCACGATCAATACTCCTTCCGAGAATGAGGAAGGCAGCGTGACAATGGTTTGCGCCAGCCACACGCAGGAAATGACGCGATCCAATCCGTCGACGCGCAGTCACGCCACGCAGGTGCTGCGACAGGCCGGTGATGCTTTCTATACCGACGCTGACACCTCGTCAGAGTGGGAGTTCTTCTGGGGTTCCGAAAAGGGCAAGGTTGCCACGCAGCCGAAGAAGAAAAAGTTTCTCGGGATATTCTGATGAATATTCGATTTGCAACTCGCGAGGACCGCGACCGTGTTGTGGTGCTCCTGCGCGAAAGCCACGAGGCCGCAGGTTTCACCTTTCCATTCCAGGCAGCTTACGCCGATCAGCTGTTTCAGCAGCACCTTGCGTCTAACAAGGCCTGCGTTCTCGTCGCAGGCGATCCCGCGCAGGGCGTTCTTATGGCCTGCGCTTTTGAACATCCCTTTGGTGCTGGCCGGATTGCCAAAGAAACCGTCTGGTACGTCACGCCAGAGGCTCGCGGGCGAGGCGCAATCAAGATGCTTGATGCCTATGAGGCATGGGCTCGGTCGGTCGGCTGTGTCTCTGCCGGCATGGCTTCGCTGGCAACCAATGACGTCTCCAGCCTCTACGAGCGGCGCGGCTATAGCGCTGTCGAAACACACTTCATGAAGCCGCTCTAGCGGCCGCGCGCGCTTACAGCGCAGCGCATCCCCCAAGGAAAATCGATGGCTATTTTTTCTGGCATCGCAGCCGCGATATCCGGCGTGGTTTCGGCTGTCTCCGGTTTCATTGGCGGCCTTGGCGCAGTCGGCGCATTCCTGCTGAAAACTGCGGTTGGCGTCGGTGTGAGCCTTCTTGCGCAGTCTCTAGCAGGCAAGCCCAAAGACCCGACGTTTTCAATCAACGGCACATTGCAGGGCGGCGGCGATGTTCCTCGCTCCTTCATCATGGGCCGCACAGCTACCGCTGGCTCCCTCGTGTTCGTCAACACCTGGGGACAGGATGGAGATACGCCAAACGCCTATCTGACGCAGGTAATCGCGCTGTCGGATTTGCCGGTGCGCGGCCTTGCCGAGGTCTGGGTTAATGGCGAGCTGGTGACGCTCGGCGGGCTGACGGATCGCGGCTATGCGGTCAACGAGTATCCGGACAGTCTCTGGGTCAAGTTTTACGACGGCACACAGACGACGGCTGACAGCTTTCTGTTCACGTCGGTTTCCAACGGCAACAGGTGGTGGAACCCGGATCGTATCGGGCGCGGCGTTGCTTATGCCATTGTCACGGCTCGCGTTTCGAAGAACATGTTTTCGGGCGTGCCGTCCTTCAAATTCGTGCTCGAAGGCCTGCGCCTCTACGATATCTCGCGTGACAGCACGCAAGGCGGCGTTGGTCCGCAGCGCTTCGCTGATCCGGCGACGTGGGGAGGCGATGGGGACTTCCTGCCGGCAGTGCAGATCTACAATCTCCTGCGTGGCATCACCTATAACGGCCAATGGTTCTATGGCCTGCAAAACCTGTCCTCGTCCCGCCTGCCTGCCGCAGCATGGATCGCGCAGATTGAGAAGCATCGCGCCGGTACGCTGGAATCGACGGGATGGGTAAACACCTATCGCAGCGGTGGCGAAATTCAGGTGGATGCACCTCTGACTTCCGCGGTCGAAGCATTGCTGACGGCGTGCCAAGGGCGGATATCGGAAGTCGGCGGCGTCTACTATCTTCATTCTGGTGCGCCGGATGCTCCCGTTATCGCCTTCACCGACGACGATATCCTGTCGACGGAAGAGCAGGAATTCACGCCATTCCTCGGGCTGGCTGACACGATCAACGGTGTTTCGGCAAACTATCCTTCGCCGGCAGATGGCTGGGTCGCCAAGACCGCACCGCCGCTCTATCGGACGGACCTTGAAGCGATCGACGGCAATCGCCGCCTGATGGCTGACGTCGACCTGAACTTCGTTCCCTATCCGGAGCAGGTTCAGCGCTTGATGAAGTCGGCGCTTGAGGAGGCTCGACGCTTCCGCAGGCACACGATTGTCCTGCCGCCAAAGTTCTGGGCCTACGCAACGCCGGGAACGGTGTTTTCGTGGACGTCAGAGCGCAACGGCTACATCGCAAAGTCGATGCGGCTTGATGGTGTTGCCGACCGCGCCAACCTCGACGTGATGATCGACATCACCGAAGTGGACCCGTCGGACTACGACTGGAGCAGCGATACCGAGTTCAAGCCGCCGGTTGACGGCCAGCTTGGCGTCATTCGTCCAACGCCACAGCCTATTGTCGATTGGTTTGCAGAACCTGCCACAGTCAAGGATAGCTCCGGCGAAGATCGCCGACCGGCTATTCGGCTGACCTGGGATAACAGCGATGGGCGTCTCGATGACGTGATCGGCATCGAATACGAGGTGCGGCTGCAGGCTACACTGGAGAAAATATCCGAAGGCCGCACAGACCAGCCGCAGGTTGGCTCGATGCTCATCTCGCAAAGTCTGCTGCCGGCTGAAAGCTATGTTGTCCGTGGACGATACATCCCTGGGGGCGACAGGCCAGTGTTGTGGTCTGGGTTCATTCCCGTCATCACGCCGAATATCCTGCTCTCTGACAAGGATGTGTTCGTTGACATCGATCTGACCGGTGTCGAGGATGCTCTTGGTTGGCTCCGCAACAGCACCAGAACTGCACAGGACGCCATCGACGGTATCCTAGCTGGAATGATGGAGCTTTCTGTTGTCGCCTACAAGGACACCCGCAATCTCGCTCGAGAGATGTCTGTCGAACTCGGCGCGGCCCGAGCGGAATATCGCGAGGATATCCAACTTGCCGTAAACGAGACCATGGCCGTCGCTGGCAAGGTCGAAACGCTGACGGCGGCGCTGGGCGGCAGTTCGGCGTTCGTCAATGTCGCATGGGCTGCCATTGCTGCTCCATCAGGATACGCCGCACGGTACGGTGTGACGGCCGCAGTCAATGACGGCGCATATCGTGCCGCGTCCTTGCTGTTGGATGTTCCGGCCAACCCGGCCCTGCCGACACGCGTCATCGTTCAGGCTGGCCAGTTCATGGTTATCAGTGACGATGGGGCAACCATTAAGCAGCCATTTACTGTGACCGGCGGAGTCCTCTACGCGAACGACATCCGGGTCAACAAGCTCTCGGCATTCACCTCGGTTTTGGGTAACGTGAACATTGAAGAAGCCTATATCGGCAATCTCCAAGTTGGCACGTCGAATATTGAACCGGGTGCCATAACCGCAGCGGCCGCAGATACTCTCGCGGGGATCGGCTCTGTCGATATCACGTTGGTTCACGGCCTCGGGTCTCCACGGGTTAAGGTGGAGGCATTGGGCAAGGTATTTACCGGCACGTCGACCGATTCCGCCTACGTCCAGTTCGTGCTCAGGAATGTCACGGACAACGTCGATATCGATACGTTCCTTGTCTATTCGAAAACGACGCCAGCCGCCGGCGGCGCAAAAATCACCGGCACAACGACATACATCTTCTACCCACCAAGTGGCAGAACCCAAACGGTATTTCGCCTGACGGCAACGCCGTTCGGGGCAACGCCTACAGGCTCCACAATCGTTGCTGAAGCATCAAAGAGGTAAGTAATGGCCACTGGCAATCAGATGCAGGTAGACGCCCTCGTCGCCCTGCAGGAAGCAGAAGTGCGCGAAGAATTCCTGAAGCAGCGGACCTT